CACCTGCGATCGAGAATGTCAGCTCCGCGCCACGCCTCGTCATCCTCAAAACAACTGGCGAGGTTTTGTTAGACTCAAATAAAATCGCACTCTCTGGGCAAGCATTTTCCGTGTTCGTTTTGCTCGGCGATGCATTGTGCGCCAGAGCCGGCCCGGTATCGAGCGAATCAATTGCCGATACCTTGTGGCCGTCGGGTAGCTCGACCGGCGCCGTCTCAGATATCATACGACGCTTACGCGTTCAGTTGAGCAAGGCTATGGGTGGCTCCTCCAAGGCTGACCACTTTATACAAAATCAAACCAATCGCGGATATAGTTTAGATTTGCGCCCCGAGGACGTCCTGATCCGTCCCTAATCGAAGCCTCCCTCTCGATGGAAGGCCTGTCGGCCGCGGATCCGCTGAGGCCCTGTACAGAATTTCTTCAGATCATTTTCAGGCCACTGGCAGAAGTTTTCGGCCAGGTTCGCCGCCTCGTCACAAGGACGGGGACCCTGGCCGTGACCGAACCGCTGAGCGAAACCGATTATGCGATGTTTCACGCCAAAGCGGATGCCGCCGCCATCAGATTTGTTCGCCGTTATCACCTGCCCGCGGCTGATCGCGACGACATCCGTCACCAGCTCCTGGTCATTGTGCTGGAGCGAATCGACACCTTTGATCCAAGCCGCGGCACATTGGGAGCTTTTGTTACGGTTCTTGTCAAAAATGGCCTGTCGATTGTCGTCGCGCGGCTGCGTCGGCATAGGAGCCTGTTCAGTTCTATCTCCCTGGACGAACCGGCAGGACTGTCAGGCAGTGTTGCGTTTGGAGAATCGTTCAGCAATGCAGATGGCTACCTTGCATGGATGTCGTCAGTCCAGGAGCCAGTAACGCAGTTCCACAGGCAGCTTGCGTTGAGCCGGGCCCTTAACACGCTATCCCCTGAACAGGTTCGATTCCTGAAAGGTCTGGCTACCTGGCCAATCGGCAGATTGTGTGAAATCAACGCTCAATCGCGAGCCACAGTATATCGCCGACTCAATGAGATACAGCTTCGCATGCTCGCAGCCGGTGTCGGTCCGCAAACATGAGCACGGATTGCCCCTTAAGTCCGCACACAGGCCAGCGGCTTTCTCTGGACGAACGCAATCTATGCAAATGGTTTGGCGAAGCCGCCATTAACGACCGGCTCGTATATTACAAGGGATATTTGGCACGCGACCGATCGCCGACAGCCAGCCAGTTGTCCCGGCGCGATCAGGTCGAACTGTCGCGTGTTGCAAGGCGAGCCCTGGCGTTGGCCGAAGCCGGTCTGGCACGGCTGGCGCAACGCAGGCTTGGGCCCGATAACTACGAGTATCAGATAATCGTCCGCCCGCGCCCGCCGCTTGGCGGCGACGCGCTGCTCCGCGTGCTCGCCTCCGAGCTGCGGTGATGACAGCCAAATTCACATCGCGCATCTCTGCAGCTTTTGAGCAGGTTCGGGGGATTGCGGTGATACCCCGGCTGTTCGGCAACCGTGCCGTCCTACCTCGCGCACTGAGGATAAGGAAGCGATGCCATGAATGTACTCATCATGACATTCTTCAACGACCGGTTCGCTACCGCCAAGCGGGAGGAACAGCTTACTCTGGCCGCATTGGGGGAACGCATTCAAAACACAGAAGCTTCCGAAAAAGCAGTATTGCCCTGGCTCAAGTGCGCCAGGTTCGGCGAGTTGCGGTCCCGTCTCGGTTGCCTACGAAACAACGACAACGTAATTGCCATCACCGGCATTGAAGCCGACTACGACGGCGAGGAGATTAGTTTCGAAGATGCAAAGCAAACGCTGATCCGGGCTGGCGTTCTTGCCATTTTATACACCTCGCCGGGTCACACCGAGGAAGCGCCGCGCTGGCGCGTTTTATGCCCGCTCTTAAACGAACACCCGCCCGAGCGGCGGGATATCTACATGGCACGACTCATTGGGCTGTACGGGAATGTGTTCTCGCCAGAAAGCTGGGTTCTGAGCCAGTGTTACTACTTCGGATCGATCCGACGGAACCCGTCACACCGTGTCGTCGTGCTCGACGGCAATTGCATCGACCAGCGCGGTGACCTCGATCAGACGGCGATCGGCAGGGCCGAAAAACCGAAGCCAGACGGTATCCACGGACAGCACCAACGCCAGGCATCGCGTCCGGAGGACATCACCGATCAACGCATCCACGGCCTTGTCACGGCGCTGCTCAACAACGTTCGGACCGCCAGCGACGGCATGAAGCATCATACATTGCGCGGTACCGCTCGCGCCCTCGGCGGCTATCTGCATTTGATCGGATGGAGTGTGGACGACGCCGTCGAGCACCTGGTCGCGGCGCTGCCGCAATCGGTCAGGGACTGGGATAGCGCACGCGAGACCGCCGCGTATGGCGTGATCAAGGGCATGGAGGCGCCACTCGAGCTTGAGGACAGGCCCAATCCCCACCGTTTCTCAGCCAGGGGTCCACCAAATGAGGAGTGAGGAGCAGCGCCCGACGAACAGTAGTAACGACCATGCCATACCAAACGCTGCCAGGCAGCGCCGATCGCGTACGATCAATATCCTGGCACTGGTGACGCATATCAATGCCTGCACCGCATGGAGCGGCGCTTTGCGGTTCAATCTGTTGACCGAGAACTACGAGGTACGCCCCCCGTTTCCGCCGCGGAACGGCGGCGAGGGACCGCCGCGCCCTTTGGATGAACCGCATGATATCCTGCGGGCGGCGATGTATTTCCAGGCAAACGGGTTCGCCAGGGCGGGCAAGGGCGTCGTCTGGGATGCGCTCGCCGCTGTCGCCCATGAGCACAGTTATCATCCGGTGCGTGACTACCTGAACGGCTTGCGCTGGGATGGCATCGAACGGCTCGGCGGGCTTTTCCTCCGATACTTCAATGCCGAGCTACCAGAGGACCCCGGCGAGCGGGACCGTCAACTCGCCTACCTCGAACACATCAGTATAGGCTTCATGGTCGGCGCGGTAGCCCGCGCCATGATTCCCGGTTGCAAGGTCGATAACGTCCCCGTCGTGGTCGGGCACGATCAGGGTTTGCTCAAGAGCACCGCGGTACGCGCGCTGTGCCACGACCCCGCGTGGTTTTCCGACAACATCTCGCCGGACCTGATCGACCGAGACACCAAGGAGAGCTTGCGAGGGAAATGGATTATCGAGTTGGCCGAGTTCCCGCACATCCGACGCGAGACGGAGCGGGTGAAGGCATTCTTCTCGTCGCAGGTAGATCGATACCGTGCAGCCTACGGCAGGGCAAACCAGGATCACCCGCGCCAGTGCGTCTTTATCGGCACGAGCAACGACCTCGAATTCGTCGACGTCACCGGTAATCGCCGCTTCTGGCCGTTCGTTGCAACGGGCCCGATCGATGTCACCGCGATCGAGCGGGACCGTGACCAGTTATGGGCCGAAGCGACATCGCTCTATGCCCGGGGCGAACGCTGGTGGTTGCCGCCGAAGATCGAGGTGATTGCTTCGGAACGGCAGGAAGAATTCGTCGAGTCCGACATCTGGGACGGGCTGATCCACGACTGGACCGAAAAGCATACAGGTCCGTTCACCATGAAGGATCTATTCGCTATCGATACAGGTATCACTCCATATAGGGACGTCGCCGCGGTGACCAGGGTAGATGAAATGCGAGCGGCGCGGTGCCTCAAAAAATTGGGATTTACCAAGCGCCAGAAGATGATCGGGGGCAAACGAGGAACCTGGTGGCAGCGGCCATGACCACCCCTCCATTGCTATACCTCGGCCTGGCGGATCTCCTCTCTGCGATTCCTGACATCAGCCGCTGCTGCAACACCTCGCGCGAAGCTGCAACTCCAGTGAGGTCGAGGTGTGGCAGTAGAAGTGGTAGCAGTTACAATGCGATGCAACACCTGCAATACCTGCAATACCTATACATAGCGCGCACAAGGAACAGCACGGCAGCAGCAGGCTATGTTTTAGCAAAAGTCTCGAAACGGTGCTGCAGGTGTTGCAGGTATTGCCGCAGCTCAACCTGATGCCCCACACAACCGGTGCTTCCCAAACCGCCGGACGCGCGGGCGTACACGGCGTCAGAGAAATCGACATGGTGATCCCGACCGACGACGAACTCCTCCTTGGGCACGGTGTCGGGTTGCCGGACAATCCGCCTTGGAACACTCAGCGTATCGAGGTCTGTCTGCGCAAGGCTGCTGAAGCGGTAGAGCGCCTGCTGGACGTTGAACGCCCTTGGGCTCGCTCGCCGCTTCAGCTTCCGACCCGTTGGATCGTTCGCTCAGATCCCCTGATTGCCCACTGGCAAGACAACCGAACATATGAGGTCCTCGCCTGGCTTGGCTGGCTGGAGACGGAGCTCGCCCGACTGGCATGGTCGCGCGCTCGTCGCATGTCCTGGAAGACATTGGCTCATTACTCGGGAATGTCCGTCCGGACGGCGCAGCGTCAGCATCGCTATGCGCTGAGTATCATTGTCTGGCGACTTCATGGCCGCCCTATCCCGGGTACTTGGTCGCGACGCTTCCTCGTAGACCGGGTCGTTGCCTTGTCAAGGGGAATTTGAACATCGAGTGCAAATTGTGTGTCGCACATTGTGCCAACACCTCACCACCGAAGTCCTGTAGATTACGGGAGGATGATGGGCATTGATCGATGGGAGCCACGCCATGTGGTTGCGCTTACAGCCGACGCGAACCGCGATAATTGAACGTGCCATACCGTCCGCCACAGCACAGGCCGGCAGGCTGGCAGCCGGCGCCGAAGCAGCACAATCCGCAGCATGCCCGATATCACTCGGTGTCCTGGCGCGCCGTTCGGCAGTTCGTTCTGATCCGCGACGGCAACAAGTGCCAACTGCAACTACCTGGCTGCACGCTCAGAGCCAACACCGTCGACCACATCATCGAAGCAGAGAAAGGAGGAACCGACGAACCACGGAACCTGAGAGCGGTTTGCCCACAATGCCATAATCGCCGGCATTCCGAAAAGGGACGCTGGGAGCGGCGATGAAGGATCCTCGGGGTTGCCCAAAACTCTAGGCTTTTGGTCGGTGTACCGGGCTGGGGTCAAATTTTTCCGTGCGCGATTTGGACGCGGGGAGTGGTCATGTCGGACTGGCCGGCTGACAAAGTGGAACGATGGCCGATCGATCGGCTCATCCCGTATGCCCGTAACGCTCGCACGCACAGCGACGCGCAGGTCGCGCAGATCGCCGGGTCGATCCGGGAATGGGGCTGGACGATGCCGGCGCTCGTCGCCGAAGACGGCACCATCATCGCCGGCCACGGGCGCGTTCTCGCGGCACAGCGGCTCGGCATTTCTGACGTCCCCGTAATGGTCGCGCGAGGCTGGAGCGCGGCCCAGAAGCGCGCCTACGTCATCGCCGACAACAAGCTGGCGCTCAATGCGGGATGGGATGAGGCCATGCTTCGACTGGAGCTGTCCGACCTCCGCGATCTTGGTGCGAACCTCGGCCTGATCGGTTTCTCCGGTGGCGAGCTTGCCGGGATATTCGCTCGGGCGGATGCCGGTCTGACCGATCCGGACGAAATACCGGCGGAACTCGCCGCACCGGTTTCGGTGATTGGCGACGTGTGGCTGCTCGGTGGGCATCGGGTGGTTTGCGGCGACTGCACCGAGGGAACCGCGGTCGGCTCTGCTTTGCGGAACATACGACCCACCCTCATGGTGACGGATCCACCTTATGGGGTCGGTTACGATCCGAACTGGCGCAACGTGGCTTATCGGTCTGCCGCCGAGGGGCGCAATGGCAGGAAGGGCGGCGGCAGGATCCTCGGCGCGGTGCTGAATGACGACCGCAGTGACTGGCGCGAGGCCTGGGCGCTGTTCCCCGGCGACGTCGCCTATGTCTGGCACGCGAGCCTCCACTCAAAGTCGGTCATCGCGTCGCTGGAAGCGGCCGATTTCGAATTGCGCGCGCAAATCATCTGGGACAAGCAACGACCCATCATCGGCCGCGCGAATTACCATTGGCAGCACGAGCCCTGCTGGTATGCCGTGCGGAAGGGCGCGACCGGCAACTGGTCCGGAGATCGCAAGCAAACCACGGTCTGGCAGATCGAGCACTGGAAGTCGGACACCGGCCACGGCACGCAGAAGCCCGTTGCATGCATGGAACGGCCGATCCTGAACAACAGCAGTCCGGGCCAGGCGATTTACGATCCCTTCGTGGGATCGGGCACGACGATCATTGCCGCCGAGATGACGGGCCGCGCCTGCCATGCCATCGAGCTCAGTCCGACTTACGTCGATGTGGCCGTCCGGCGCTGGGAAGCTTTCACCGGCAAAACAGCCACACTCGAGGCGAACGGCAAAACCTTCGCCGAGATCGCGGACGCGCGTGGCGTGGACCTGGATCTGCAAACCGATGGCGCAGCGCGGGCGCAAGCCTAAGCCGGTTGCCGCCAAAATCGCGGCTGGCAATCCCGGCAAGCGTCCTCTCACCACCCTGGTGCCGGCGCCAGCTGCCGGCGTGATGCTGTGCCCTACCGTTGTGCAGCGGAACCCGCGCGCCCGGGCTTACTGGGAAATGTATCTCGCCAACGCCGCACCAGGGCACCTGTCGCCGATCGACGCCCCTCTGCTCGCCCGCCTGTGCGTCGCCCTGGCCTATGCCGACGAGGCCAACGAGAAGCTCGAGGAACTTGGCCTGCTCATCCGGGCACCGAACACGGGTCTGCCGTTGCAAAGCCCGTATCTGCCGGTACTGAACCGTCAGACGGAGATCGCTCGCAAGCTCGCCGCGGAACTGGCGCTGCCGCCGGCGCAACGCAACCGTGTGGGTCCATACGAACCCGACGGCGCCGCCTCGGCCTGGGATGCCCTGGAGGCATGAGTAAGACGTCCGCGGCCTCCCCGGCGCGCGCGTATCTCGAAGGCGTGGCTATCGCCACCCGCTACGCCCGTGATGTCGTCGCGGGAAAGGTCTCCGCCTGTCGGCTGGTGCACCGCACCTGCGGCCGGTTCCTGAATGAACTGGCCGCCGCGGAGCGCGGGAAAGGCCTCTGGGAATTCCGCGCGGACCTCGCTGGTCGCGCCATGATCTTTGCCGGTCTCATGCCCAACATCAAAGGCCCGGAGGCCGGCCGGCCGCTGCGGCTCATGCCGTGGCAACGCTTCGTGTTCGCGAATTTGTTCGGCTTCGTGGAGCGCGGTACCGTTGTCCGCCGCTTTCGGCAGGCTGTGGTCTTCGTGCCGCGCGGTAACGGCAAAACCTCGCTCGCCGCGCCGCTGGCGTTGTACCTGAGCTTTCTTGACGGCGAGGGCGGCGCCGAGGGGTATGCCGCCGCGGTGACGCGCGATCAGGCGCGGATCCTGTTCGACACCGCGCGCGAGATGGTGCGGCGCTCGCCGGAGATCCGCCGTCGCTACGGCGTCGAGGCCCTGGCGAACGCGATCTGGCAGGAACGGACCAGTTCCAACTTTCGACCAATCAGCAGCGACGCCAAGGCACTCGACGGGCTCAACGTGCAGATCGCCGTCTGCGACGAGATCGCCTCACACAAGACCAGTGAGGTCTACGACGTCCTGCTGACCGCCATGGGCAAGCGTCGCCACCCGCTGTTGGTCGCGATCTCCACAGCGACTGGAAATAATTCCGGCATCGGCAAGCAGCTGTGGGATTATGCCGTACGCGTGCTGGAAGGGACGCAGCAGGACGATCGGCTGTTCGCGCTGATACATACCATCGACCCGGAGGATGACCCGTGGGCGGAGGCGTCGTGGATCAAGGCGAACCCGTCCTGGGGCCAGGCGGTGCAACCGGAAGCCGTTCGCGCCATCATGCGGCAGGCGCGGAACAATCCCGCGCAGGAGGCGGCGGCCAGAACGCGGCACCTGAACATCTGGGTGGGCGCTGACGAGGCGCTGTTCTCGCTGCGGAGCTGGCGGGAGGCGACCGATACCTCGCTCTCGCTCGACGGCTTCGAGGGCCAGGAGTGCCATCTCGGTCTCGACCTGGCGAGCCGCACCGACCTCGCCGCCATGGCGCTCGTGTTCCCCGCCAGGGATGTCGAAACCGGCCGCACCACGTACGCCGTCTTCGCCCGGTGCTACCTGAACGAGGCCGCCGTCGCCGAGGCGCGCAACCCGTCCTACCCCGGCTGGGCCGCGAGCGGCCATCTGGTGGTGACGCCCGGCAACGAAACAGACTTCGATGAGATTGAAAGCGACGTGCGGCAGTTGTGCAGCCGGTTCAATATCGTGAGCGCCGGCCATGATCCCTGGCAGTCCGCCCAGATGTCGCAAAGGCTGCGCGGCGAAGGGGTGCCCATGCACGAGTTCCGCGCCACGACCCAGAACTTCAGCCCAGCCATCGTTGAACTCGACGCGGCCATGCGGGCGGGGCGACTCCGCCACGATGATAACCCGGTTCTGACGTGGTGTCTGGGCAATGTCGTGGGCAAACCGGACCGACGCGGCAATCTGTATCCAACGAAGAGCAGGCCGGATCAGAAGATCGATGCCGCGGTCGCGCTCATAATGGCCATGGGTCGGGCCATGGTCGAGGACGAACAAGCCAAAGGTTTGGCGGGATTTCTCTCTGGTTCGAGCTTTGGGTAGCACCGTGGGTAGCGCCGTGGACTTGTTCCCGGCTACCGCCAGAGCAACCATGGCGGGCAGTTCGCGGTGTTCGAGTCAGCCGGTCAAAGTTGGCAAAAACGCCGCGCGGGTCAGCATGGTCTGCGTTCCGACGCCGCGTCCATCAGTTCGCCGACCGTCAGCCCGTTGGCGCCGCCCAGGCCGACCCCCCAAGCGGTCAGCACCTCGGCGGTGGCCACCGCGTCGGGATCGTCGGCGGTCGCGTGCGCATCGTTTCCACTGGATCGGTGCGTCCCAGCCAGATCAGACACCCCCGCACCAGGTCGGACCACGCGGGATAGCTCCCCAGTCGGGGCGGAGGACTGGGCTTGCCGGCGACGATCGAGGTCCGCAGCACGGTCAGCGGGTGCGATGTGACTGAGTATCGCGCTCGATCGGATGCCGTCGTACTGCGCTCAAGGGGCATGCGCCGGGACAGGGCGTCGCACAATCGGGGCCGGCGCTGGAGCGGTCCAGCCCGGGCCATGGAGCTTCCAGCCCCTGGAATACATCATGTTCAGCGATTCCTTTGTCGTGGGATGGGACGGGCAGATGCCGGCATACGTGTATTGCGTCCGCCACTCCATGGTCGCGTCAGCCTGGAAGGTCTGGCCTCTCTTGCGCTGAAGTGCTTTGAGCGTCGCGAGAAACTTCGCCAGGTCATCGCAGCAGCCGCTGCATGGGCTGAAGCCGCCGGTGCCTTTGCGCGACCGGTTTTCGATCAGTATGGTCCCAAGCCGTGCCTGCCATGATTCTGGCTGCTTTCCGATCCACTCGACCAATTGCATCTCGGCGTGGTGACCGTTCGTGCAGGCATTCGGGTAACGCTTGTCGAGCCGTTCAGGGTTGAAGGTCACAAGATAGACGTAGGGCAGTTGGTGGGTCTCCAGCTTCGGCGGGAGGAACATCATCCCACCCTGAGAAATTGCACTGTTAACCGAGGATATCCAGATGTACTGAAACAGTCCGTGACGTGGTGACTGGACGGGAAGCACCTCCCGGCCGACGATGTGATTGGGCGGTGTCTTCAGCATAAGCTTCGTGCCCACGACCTGAATCTCGGAATTGATCAGCGGTACTTTCTCGCCGTCACCGGCCAGCAGCCTCGAGACAGACAGAACTTGGCCGACTCCCGGCGGCTTGCCTTTAAGGATCAACTTGGCCATCGCAATGAAGTCGTCAGGCTGGATAGAATTTGCGCCCAACGGGTGGACCGAAGAAGCGGTCTGGACGCCCGACACCGGGGTCGGCACGACGTCCCGCAAAGCAGCGAGGATGTAAGCCTGCACGTCCTGGCGCTCGCAAAGACGCGAGTGCTCCCATCCGCCGCTAGTCAATGTCTTGAGATGCAAATGCGCTGACGACGTTGCCAACGGCAACGTCGTCAGCGCATTTGCATCTCAAGA